GAGCTCCACCCATTTTTTCTACTATATATTATGTCTAAAGAAAATAATTTCAGAAAAATACGAATTAATTATTTTTTACAAAATTTTAATTTCAACTTTTCCTAAATACATATAAACCCAACAGTGTTATATGTATAGTAAATGAGTTTTGAAAAATGCTACTATTTAATGCGAATATTTATATGTCATTTTTGCTGGATAAATGAAGTAGAAGAACATGTATCTGAACATTTTTCTACCGAACCTGTTGATTTGGCAAATGTTCTTTTACATCAAGAAATTGAATTTGACTGATTTTTGTTAATGCTTAAATATGTTGTAATTCTTGGTTGGTTAAAATAAATTTCTCTAAATACGTCTTCTGATACACTTCTTTTTTGTTTTCGTGTTTCTTTGAAAAAATATAATTATCTTTTACTTTTTTAACACTCCATCCATCGTCTATTGCGTTTGTTATAAATACCATTTTTTGAAAATGTTTGGAGTTGATCTCCACTGTTTTTTGCGGAGATTTTAATTCCGTTATAATATTTTGTATGTTTGTCATTATACACCATAGGTTGAGTTTATTTTCATCATTTGGACGATATTATTTTATGCCAAAAAAAATATAAACTAAATGATATATGAATATCTAATGTCAAATAATCCAAATGCACAGCTTATTTCTATAGACATAAAACACGATGAAATGTTAGCATATTTTCAAAGCATAGATGATACATTAATTCCAAATTTACAAACAGAAAAAGAGGAATTAAAAATTACATTACGTTCTACATCACGTACAAATGTGGATACTATTATGGATTTAAAAGACAGGATTAATGAAATTCGTCAAGAAATCAAAAGGTTATCCAACATTAAAAAGAATTACTTTCTTGAAAACAGTAAGATTATTTTCAATTATTTTGAAGAAAAACAACAAATTAACAATAATGCTAATACCAAGCGAAACAGTAAGGCAATGCACAGTTTTTTCAAAATTAAAAAGACAAACAATAATAGCGAAGACATTGAAGAAGATAAATATAGAAAATCTAAACAGTTGTATCGCAAATATTGGAAAAACGTAGATAATGAAACACTTATTACAAACGATTTTATCATCAATTGCGATATTTGTGACTCTTGTCAAAAGGGTGAAATGATTGCTCAAGAAGAAGAAGGAATTATGATTTGTAATAATCAGCAATGTGGAAAGTTCATTACCTATATTGTGGATAGCAATAAACCATCTAATAAAGAACCACCCAATGAAGTATCATATACAGCATATATACGATTAAATCATTTCAAAGAAATATTAGCACAATTTCAAGCAAAGGAAACAACACAGATTCCCGATGATGTTATTGACGCAATTAAAAAACGAATCAAAAAAGAACGTATCCAAGATATGCGGGAATTGAACTACAATAAAATGCGAGAGATTTTGCGAAAGTTGGGATTAAATAAATACTTTGAACATATCCAATATATTAATTCGCTTTTTGGTATCAAGCCTCCACTGATGAATGAAGAATTGCACGAAACATTATGTGTCTTGTTTATTGAAATACAAAAACCGTGGGCGCTACATTGCCCACCGAGCCGAACAAATTTCTTCAATTATACATATACACTCTATCAATTATGTGTATTATTGGACCAGACACAATATTTACCATTTATACCTATGATGAAAGATAGGGATAAACAATTAGAGCAAGATATGATATGGAAAGAAGTTTGTAAAGAATTAGATTGGCAGTTTTTTCCTACAGTATAATATCATTTTCGTGCTATAATGATATATGTGTTTAGATATGATAATACAATGTTATTATTGCTAATATCATCAAGAATATTTCTATAATCATTATAATTTCCGGAATAAATATCCATTTATCTAACGCACTATCATCGTTTTTGCTGGAATAATCATAGAGTTCATTCAATAATATGTAATTAATGGAAAACGCAATAAAAACGAAAATAAGACTTACCATAATAAGGATATTATTATAAAAATAATTTTGATGACGATATACACGACTATATCCTAAAGACGCAAACGATACCGATGTATATAGACCGACATTGCGCAATGCGGTGTGATAAAACATTAACATTTCTTTTTCGTTCATATTTTGATTAATATATAAAATATCAATATATTAATTTTTTATTGTGTTTGCAATATATTTATGCCATTTACCTCATCATGGGGAATTTGACAAGGTTGGCACCGATACCGAAACCGGCACCTGTGCGGGCAGTTTGACCCATGGCGGGCACAAATACGTCAAGGATGCTGAATGTCATTGTGGCAGCAAGGGCAATGACAACAATTTCTTCAACGTTCAACTGTTTCTTGGGGATGGAGAATGCTACAATAGCAACAACTAAACCTTCAACAAGGTATTTTACTACGCGCTTGACGAGTTCTTGGAAGTCTAATACACCGTTCATAATATATTATATACAAATATAATTATTTACAAACAAATATAATTATTTACAAACAAATATAAAAATACTACTACTAAATATTGTATAATGTCCTCTTTTGAACTAAAAATGGTAGATGGAAAACCAAATCCTAAATACGTTGATTTATGCGATGAAGATGCCCCTATTTCAGGTCAAAAATTCGCTTGTCTTTCATTCGTTTCCCCTGAAACAATCCTAAAAAAGCGTGAGCTTTATCTTTTTGAAGAATTTGTAAAAACATGGGATTATACTAAATCTTTTTCTAAATTTTTTGACTTTCTTCAATTTGTATCCTATAAATACAACCTACAGGCTGAAAATGTTATCCAAGATTTACAAGAATTTGCTAAAGAAGAAAACGAGAAGCTACAATCTACACCCGTTGATGATGATTATAAAACATTCTTGGACAAAAATGAAGAGCGTCTAAATGAACAATTTAACTTGAAACATTCATTCCAAACATCTGTTCGTGGTCTTAAGATTCGCGGTACATATAATACTCAGGAAGAAGCCGAAATACGTTGTAAAAAACTGCGCGAAATTGACCCTAATCACGATATTTTTGTAGGTCCCGTAGGTATGTGGATTCCTTGGGACCCAGATGCATACAAGACTGGACGGGTAGAGTTTATGGAGGAAGAGCTTAACCAACTACATAATGAAAAGATGAAAAATGAAGCTAAAGCTAAGGAAGAATTTGAGGCACGTGTTAGGGAAACAAAACGCAAAGCGATTGAAGAAAACATTAAAAACGCAGAAAAATCTGGAAATCTTCTTACACAAAGCATCGATGGACAAGATAACCTTGTTGGTGTTACTCAAACGGTTGATTTTGAAAGTCGCGAAGTGGCTACAGAAGAATCGCAAGCAGCAAACAATGAAGAGATTCTAAAAAATATGTTGGAACGCAAGGATAATGATTGAGCAACCACATATTAGATGTAAAAAAGTATTTTTGTAAATAGTATAAATATATTATACTATGTACATTAAGATGTGTATAGCACTATTCAATAAAATTATTTACAATGACTATAACTGTAAAAAGGAGTATCCATTTATTGACATCAATAACCAGTTCAATAAATATGTTGAATTTGAAAATGAACTTTTGAATAATGAGTTTAATAATCATATGAGCCACAATGATTACATTGTAAAACGATTATTTATAGATTTCTGTGTATATAAAACTATAACCAAGTTTGATTTATATAAAGAATGCATTGATGGAATGCCATTTTCATCCAAAAATACAAAAAAATTATTTATTGATAAATTCAATAAATTTCAAAAGATTTATTTTGGTCTAATAAAATTTCGCGAAGTAATGAAAAGAAAACTATATAAACCACATATTACATTTGACATGAAAATGACTGAAATCAATCCCACATCCAGAAATTGTTTTATTGTATGTCAAAACAAAAAGTTATATTATTTTACCATTACAGATTTATTGAATATATTTGAACATAACCTTACTGCTGGAGATGCATTTTTTGTTGTTCCGCAATATGTAAAAAATCCATATAATAATATTATATTTGACAAATCAACATTGTATAACATCTATTTTCAATATAAATTTCACACAATGTATATTAATAAAACGATGGACTGTTTCTTTGAAAGCGATTTTGATTTATCACAATTAAAAGATAATCATTACTGTCATTTATTGAAACAATATGTGAAACATTACATTAACAATTTAAGTGAAAGTGATACTGTTGATGAAATACATAAAATGATTAATGCTATTAATCGCTCATTCAAACGAAAAAAAGATTGTATCATAATTTGTGAAACATTTCCCAAGAAGTTACTTATTGAAGCATTAAAAGATTACTTAATCTGTTTCATTCAAATCAAATATTCTCTCACATTTTATGAGTATTTTCAAAAATTATCAGTATTTAAAGCAAATATTGTGAAATTTATTATACATAATCCAATTTACGGAAGAAACATTAAACGGGCAGTAAGTAATAGTAGATGGACAAATATAAATAAACCAAAATATTGTAGTGATTATTTTAAATTTGATAGCAATATTCACTCATCAAATGAATATATGACGTCTCATTATAATCAAAAACCAATGAGTGTGTTTCATATTTATGAAAATGTATTCACTTGTCAAAATGTTATATATAACAAAATTTTGGAGTTAGGACCTACGTTTTGTAAGCGAAACAATATTTCACGACAATTATTCAGAAATACAAATTACTTTAATAGCGATGATAGCGATGATATTAATGATAGCGACGATATGAGTATAGAGAGTGATAATGGTGATGGTATTAATATAATATTGAATAATCCTCCTCAAACACCTGATGGTAGTCCTCCGCGTTCGCGTGCTTCCAGTTGGGTTATTGGTAGTCCTCCATATTCACCTACTCCCAATTGGGCAAATGAACAAAATGTAATTGAAAACAGCGAAAATGATGAAATCTACGAAAATGATGAAATCCACGAAAATGATGAAATCCACGAAAATGATGAAATCCACGAAACAGAAAATAATGAACAAAACACTGAAACAAATACAAATGTACATAATCATACTAATCCATCCTAAGCGTAGTTAAATAATTATTATCCAATTTAAATATGTGTCCAATTTCATAACTATCATCCAAAATAGATTGTTGTTTTAAGTTTGAAATTATAGTAAATATGTAAAATGTGTTATTAATGTTTATGCAATACATTTTATTTCCTTGTCCCCAGTATCCATAATATGTATATTCGTCATGATTACTCATCATCATGAATTTTTCAATGATATCATATGCTTCTAACGATTGAGTGATTGACAATACAGGCATCAAGATATTTTCATAATTTTCAATAGTATGGTTCTTATGTATCCTTTTCTTAACCTCATCTAAAATAGGTTTTAGTTCATCAGTAGGCGTAATGTTCATGATGCAAATGCTTATTATTATTATAATAATATGATATTATTATAGTATTCGTGTGATTTCACATTCAATTTTTCTACCCTACCATTTAGATTTTTTTACACTAATTTGTTGTCCTACCGATTTCTTTTTTGATTTATTCGGATCATATGCTTCGTCTTCGTCGTCTGAACCAATACCCTTTGATAAATCCCAAAATTCTTTAGACCCAAGCTTGAAATCGGGATGGTTCTCTGCTTTATACCAAAAAATTTGGTCATTCAATTTATTTGATTTTGCATTATTATCAATAACCAAACATTCATAGTTTTCCGTTGTTTGGTCCATTACAGCACTGAATGATTCCAATGTTGGAAACATGGATGCATAATTCTCCCAAATACGCTTGCGATTTGTCATGTATGGTTCCCGAAGAATAAATACATAATCAATATTTGTACGTAAATTGGGAGGAATACCTAATGGATATTGCATTGTAATAATTAACATAATTTTCCAATGCCTTCCATTCATAAATAATAATCGCATTAGTTTATCACGTGTCCAAGATTGGTCATACAAACAATCATCTAATATTGCAAAAGCACGAGGGTCTATTTTTGTTTTCCCATATGTATCTACTTCTTTCTTTACTTGTCTGAGAACCGCCTTCTGGCGTCGTAATATGTTCTCAATCAACACCGATTTATATTCTTCATGAATAAATAATTTTGGTACATGCTTACCATAGAAACCGTTTCCCGCTTCTGTTCCGGATATTACTGTTCCTATGGGAATATCTTGATGATAATACAATAAATCGCGAACCAAGAAAGATTTACCTGTATCGCGTCTTCCTATTAATACAACCACAGGACCTTTATTCTCATCCGGTTTGAATGTTATATGTCGCATATCAAATTTTTTAAGTTCAAGTGTCATGGTATTTATACTATGATAACATTATCTAAACTATATATTAACGCACTTGGATTATAAGTTTAATCTTCAAAATTTTTACATTTGAATACATTATTAGAACTTTAGCTAAAATTAATGAACATAACAATTATAAATCATAGTCCTCAACTACAAGAATGGGAGTGTGATGAATTAGATTATTTTCCATATGACATATCCAACATTACCTATTTCAATCCAATTTATGTAAACTTTATGACTCCTACTAACCCCTGCGATTTAAGTTTAGGTGTTACCACCACTGATGTTTCTTGTCAAAATATTCAGTTTAATCATCGTTATCATATATGCACCAATACATCTATTGTTGATAACAGTGGTTCAATAATCCAAAAAGATATTTTCTTTAAATATGCACCACTTTTAGACCCGTGTCATTATATGATTGGTAAATACAAGTATGACAAACATATTACAAAAATTGTTAAACCATATTACCATATTAATCAAGACAACGGAAACGATGAAAATAACAACAATAACTACCACGAAAAATTACAAACAATACACAATGCGTCTTATGTTGATAATTTCACGTGTGCTTTAATTAATATGTTGAATGAAAAGTATCATTTCAAACACGGCGTCAATTATTATGGTTCCATTACTGGTATTCAAAAACAGTTTAGAATGAATATTGCGGATGATATTGATTTCTTACAAGAACAAGAATTTTTCCAAGAACATATAGGTTCCCTATTTCATACAAATATTTTTTCAAAAGGTCTTTTACATAATGAAGCAACAAATACAACATTGAAATACAAAAAGGCATTATCTATTAGTGATGATGTATCATTAAACGATTTTGATGAAATTATTGTACCTTCTGAAGATAATAATGTTAATGATATTGATACCAATGATATTAATATTAAATCATTTTGCGAACCTGAAGTACTTGAACTGACCACCGACAACTTGAAAGAACACACATTTATTGAAAATAATAACGACAATGACACAAATGATAGTGACAATAGTAGTATAAGTGACACAAATGATAGTGACAATAGTGAAGAAAATAATACTGAAGATTCTAATAGTATATCTGAAAATGAAGTAGATGAAAATAGTAATGCATCATCAAACGAAATTAGTGATTATGACAGCAGTGTAGAAGAAGAGCCTCTCTATGCTTATATTAACAATTTCCCAGTTATTATGATTGCTCTTTCCAAATGTAAAGATACGTTTGATAGTTTGTTAAATAGTGATGAACATATGGATACTGAATTCTATATTGCTGCATTGTTCCAAATTATTATGATTTTGCTAACATTACAAAAAGCTTTTCATTTTACACATAACGATTTACATACAAATAATATCATGTATGAAGAAACATCCATTACACATATACATTATATCTACAAAGGCATACATTATACTGTTCCAACATATGGAAAAATATTCAAGTTAATTGATTTTGGACGTTCTATTGTCACCTATAATGGCACTACATACTGTAGTGATAGTTTCAAAAAAGATGGTGACGCAAATACGCAATATAATTTTGGTCCCTTTTACGATAATACAAAAAAACGTATTGAACCTAACTACAGTTTTGACCTTTGTCGTCTCGGTTGTTCCATTTATGATTTTATTATTGACGACGAAGCAAGTATTCATTCCTTTGACGAATTCCAACGTATCATTTATCAGTGGTGTTGTGATGATAATGGAAAGAATGTTTTATATAAGAAAAACGGCGATGAACGGTATCCAAATTTCAAACTATACAAAATGATTGCTCGTATTGTTCATAATCATACACCAGAAAAACAACTTCAACGTAGTGCGTTCAAAAAATTCATTTCAAGCGAACCTATTTGCGATGATGATACTATTGTAAATATTGACACTATTCCATCATTTGCTTAAGTTATGTAATTTTGCATTTTCTTTTTGCTTTTATGCTTTTGTTGACATATTCCTATGACAAATATGTCAATAATCAACAAATAAATGTGTATATATTCATCATTATATTCATATACTTCATTTCGTTGTCAAGTATTTCTCGATAAATTCTTCGGGGGTAAATATTGGTACACCTAACTCATTTGCCTTCTTCGTCTTATTTGAAACATCATCTTTTGATTTTACAATCAACGCAAATGTATTCTTATTCACATTATTTTCAAGGTACGCACCAAACGTGGATAACTTATCAATAATTTCTTTATCGCGAACTTTCGTCATCACTATCTTTTTATCGTACAATGGATGATCTTTGTTTATATTTGATAATTCTTTATTTTCGGATGCATTCATTGGCACTGGGTATTGTTTTTGTGTTATTTTACATTGCTTCATAAATTCTAAAAATACTGGAATATTTTCAACAAACGATTTGGCATTTTCCTTTCCAATACCCTTTACACTCATTAACATCTTAATTTTGTCTTC